TAAGATCGCAGCAGAGGTTGTAAAAGCAGGAAATTGTATTGTAAATGTTCCTGAAGTAGCAGTCTTGTCTCCACCAAAATCTAACACAGCTACTGCTGGGTCTCCTGATGCAGTATCGTTATAGATTAAAGCTCCTCTTGCAGTCAATGTTACTCCTACAAATGACAAATCAGCAAAATCTACTACAGCAGTATCACTGTCTAAAGTAGGTGTAACTGGAACTAAAGCACTTCCACCTGAAGAATATCCAGATGGTGAAGAGACTTGATTGTCAGATGTAAAAGAAGTTGTTGACTTACCGAGAGTAGCACTTGATGTATACATAGATAATTTAAAACTGTTACCACCAGGATTAGTAAAATTATGAACCCCTTTCATAACATCTCTTTTAAATACATTACATACCACACTTGTTGTTATTGCCATTTTTTACTCCTTATCTAGTTAAGGTGAAGGGGAAGCCACTTGTATTCTAGGTACACCGTCATCATACTCGCCTCTTCTTCTTCGACCCATTTGTTGCAACGCAAAGTCTTGTATCTCTTCATTATACTTTGTTTTATATAAGTTGTACATATCAATAGGACCTTTTAAATAACTAAAACATTCTGTTAATACTCCATGCAATAACAAAGATTCTTGATGTGTTGACAAAAAGGTAGATGTAGAAGAATCAAAATGGTCAGGGTCTTTAATGTAATTAAGTTGTATGGTGTATGCTTGGTCAGGCACTGGAGCTAATAAAATATTTTTATCATCCCAATTTGCATAATATTTTGGTTGTCCTGTTGTATCTGCTGGATTAAATTCAGCTATAAAAGAAGTGTCTCTTTTCTCTAAAAAATCTCTTGTGCTACTACTTATAATTTGTACAGAACGAATGACCATAGTGTCATTTGGTGTATTTAAAAACCTTTGACTAGCCACAGTGGTAGCAGACACATATTTTCTTATATCATCATAATCAACTTTATTAGCAATATCTAATTCTGTGTTCCTTATAAACTGGTCAAGTAAAGTATCACTTAAAACATTTGAATCTACTTCAGTGTAACTACGAACTTGTGTTAAAAAATTAGAATGTGAAATAGTCATGAAATCACCACTGTAAAATCTGTACCAACTGCTGAAGTTGCAGACACTGCTGTGAGTTTAGTTCCTAAAATAGAATCACTTTGTGCCACTGTCATACTTGTTCCACCAATTCCACCGTCTCCATTATCTGCAAAAAAACCACTACTGATAAATAATAAAAATTCTTTTTCATTTTCAGGTGGTCTTGGTCTTGCATTCGCCAAAGCAATAGCATCTCCTTTAATATGTTTTTTTCTTATCTGTGGATGTTTAGCTTCAAACTCTGATTTGTGTACAAAAGAACCATTCCATTCTTTTACCATTTCATTATAAGGAAAAGCTAATCCTGACCTATCTGAAATTGCTTGAGCATATTTACCTCTTGCGTATGCCATCTATCCTCCTTGTGGAAAGTAATTTTGTGGTGTAATGTAAACAGAAGTTCTTTGACCATCCTCTGTTAAAGCTCTTTGTAATTCATCTTCATATAATAATTTATTTTGCTGTACTAATTGTGGATTTTTTTTCATAGCTAAATAATAAGAAAGTCCTGCAACCATGCAAGGAATAAAACGAAAAACCACATCTGCTTGATTTGTATACGCACCAGTATCTTCTATTCTTTTTAAATAATAATATTTCACATAAGTGTAAGTTGATGCATCTGGTGTTTGATACAAAGTTATTGTTGGAGTCGTTTGTCTGTCCACATAATATTGACTAGGTTGACCTTGTGAACCTTTGTTAGGTAAGGCTGCATATTCACTCCTTGATATTTTGGTAAGAGAGACATCGTTTGTAGACGAGGTAGTTCCAGTAGTTGTGGAAACATAAGCCTCTAATATGTCGTTTGCGTTGCTTGGTGCTGTGTAAGTTGCTGTCCCTGCTGTTAGTTCTTGTTCTTTTAATTCTACCTTCCATAAGTGAACCCCTCGGTTTCCCCATTCGCTGAAAAGAATATTTAAACTTCGCCTTGCTGATTTTAAATCCTTTCCAGAATTAGTGCGTACACCACATCGTTCATAGGCTTCCTCAATGATGTCATCTATGTCTAAATCAAAAGCTGTTGTTCCAGAAGTAGCCATAGTTCACCCTACATAACACCTTTAAATTTTATTCCTTTAATAGCTTGTCCCCCTCCACGAACTATTCCTCCTTCTACTTTTTTATTTTCAGTCATAGCTTTTTGAATGGCTTCTCCTCTAGCTCTTTCATATTTACTAAACATACCATCACCATCTAAATCAGCTTTTGGTGACAAATTCATTCCTCCTTCACTTAAAGCTCTTCTAGGTTTCTTGACTTTTCTTCTAATTGGTTTTTTACCATAAGCAGAAGGAACACCTTTAAATTTTAACTCTTTGTCAGTTACTGCACCTTTTGTAGTTTTTTTCTTTTTAGGAAAAACAGTTGGAGAAGGTGAACCTACAGGTCTATCACCAGGTAGTTTGACTTTTGATTTATTTTTATTTTTTAAAATAGTCGGTGCTCCTGCACCTATCAATCCAGCTTTAACACCTTCCATCATAGCACCGTTTTTTAAACCCTTAGCTTTAATTTTTTTTATACCCTCTGTAACTCCACCTTCTTTTTTACCTATTAGTTCTTTTAATTTTTTCATAGAAGTGTTTTTGTTTACTTTGTCCTTACCAAATTTACTTTGTAATCTTTTAATAAGGTCTCCTTTTTTAAAATCTCTAAATTCTTGTCCTAATATTTTTGTAGTCATTATATCACTCCTTTATAATAATCTGCTAATCCACCTTGAACTGCAAAAGTTTTTACATTTGTTGGTTTACCACCAACACCTTGAGCTTTAGCTCTTTTTCTTTTTACTGCACTTTTTCTTTGTCCTTCACTCATTCTTCTAGCTTTTGCTAAAGGAACACATTTCGGATATTTTCTTTTAGCATCTGCTTTTTGTTTACTTCTACCACAAGGTGCAAACGAACCATCTTTTCTTTTACTTCCGATGTCTACCCACTTTTGAGCAAACCATTTTTTCAACCCTGACATTACTTCAATAAATCTTTATAGTAAGATTTTGCAGAACTATTTGTGCCATAATCACTTTGTATAGCACTACCCATAACTTCGTGTGTATCTATAAAGTCTCCAGTTGCAACTGGTTTAGGACCTTTAAAATCTTTTCTTTTTACACCACTTGGGTCTTTAATTTTTCCAGCACATATTTTAGATGCATACGCATTAGCGTACGCACTGGGATAAACTGAAAATTTTTTTTTAGCAGCTCTTTTTCCTCTCGGACATAATTTTGTCATAGTACACCTCTATATACAGTATAGAGATTGACAAGGGTTGTGTCTACTCTGGTAAAAAACATTTAAGAGCTAGTGTTATTCTAGGTATGTGTGGATTATTACCAGACAAGGCTCTGTGTAATATTCTACTTTTAAAAAACAATAATTTACCTCTTTCAAAATTTATGTTTTGATGTTCTGTTTGAAAAGTTCCTACTCCCTCTGGTAATGTAGGTCCTAACATAATTAACGCAGTTCTTGCTCTATCGTCTGCATGGTCAGTATGCCAATCACTTATTTGACCAGGATATTGAATATTACTGTATACTCTTTCTACATCAAGTTTTTTAAAGTTTAAAGTAAAACAAATTTCATTTATTAGATAATTTATTAAAAACCAATCATCTTCAAATTTTACATAGTAAAAATAATTTTTATCATTCTCATTTGAGTTATGTCCAAATATATGAGTCTTTCTAAATAGTATGGTGTGTTCTAATAATCCACATACTCTATCAGTAACAAAATCTTTTACTTCAATAACTTCTCTATCGTGTTTTAGACTTTCGTTTTTTTCTTCCTGCACAATGAGCTCTTTCGCTAAATCCTTTAGGTTTAGCACAATTTATACTAGCTTTTCTTTTTCTTGTCCATTTTTTTTTCTGAGGAGGCTTAGATATTTGTTGCCTCATTTGACTACGACTAATACTCATCTTAAAGTATATACCACTCTTCCCTCTTTATTTCTAGTGGCTTGTTTATATTCATATCTATTTTTTTCAGAACAAAAAGAAACATGAACCCAACCTGAATTAGGATTTACACCATCATAAAATTCTAAAATTAATTGGTCATAAGAGCAATTTGTATGAATCCAGTCTGACAGTTCATCATTTTTAACTCCAAATATTTCGATGTCTGCTGCTTTTCCCTCTGTATGTTGTGAAAAAGAACTTCCACCAATCATCTTGTTAAGAGCAGTGCAACGAAAACCAGAAGATATAATAACAGGCATAAGATAATAATTCCGTATCGGCTGTAATATATTCGTACAAAGAGCTTTAAGATTATTAAGTTGAGTTTTGTTAGGAGTATTATCAATATCATTTCGTAAAGCTGTTTGTGATTTAGTAAATTCATCTAAAGAAAAATTTTCTGATAATTTCATTTAACATCTCCATCGTCTACGAGCTGCACATATTCTTTTTTTAGGTGTTTTTTGACAATTTATATTGTGCATTTTCATTTGTCCTTTACTTCTAGAACAATAAGACTTTCTTCTTTTTTGTCTAGACTTGCTTGGTTTTTTTTCTGTCACAGCAGTCTTGAGTTTGGAACCAGGATTGTCTCTTCGGTATTTTTCAACACCCTTTTGAGTCATTCCTGCTCCAGACTCTGTAGACCTAAAATACTTCTTGGTTTTTGGTGGCATACCACCATTTTTAAAACTAAGAAGCTCTGCTGTGTATTTATCCATAGTATACTGTTGCACTTACAACACTACCTGAAGGCAAATCTATAAAAGCACCTTCTCTAAACAAAATACCATCATCAGGTATATAAGGTTCAATATAATCTTTTGTAGTTGTAGCTACAGTGTAGAAAAATTTAGTTGTACCTGTTTGAGAAGATTCTTTAAAACTTATGTCTGCTACAGTTCCTCCTGTTGTAATCTGTGCACCTTTAACTCTTGTTGCTCCAGTGAATATAGCTCCAACTGTGTCTGCACCATTACCAGCAGAAGTGTTTGTCCCAACTGCTCCATCTACTGCTATTTGTGTAACAGTAGAAAAGAACACACTACCAGTAACTGTAGTATTATTAGGACCAGTTATATCTTCCGTAATAGTTGAACCAGAGGCATCTGTTCCAGTCACAGTAAATGTTCTTGCAGATATGTTTCCAGTAGAAGTCAAACTTATGGTAGAACCTACATTTGTTCCTGCATAAGCTCCAGTACCAGCTGCTGTAGCAAGTGACATATTACCAGCTCCTCCAAGAGTTTGAGCAGCTGCCACACTTGTCGTTGAGGCTGCTGCTGGTTTAAAGGTTTTAACTTGTAGTTGTAAACCCATAATTTATCTCCTTATCTATCTGAAGCTGCAAACATATAATCTAAAGTTGTTGCTTTAGTTCCTGTGGCATCTCCTGAAATTGACATAGCTGCAATAGTTAAATTTTCATCATCAGGAATATTAGCTGTGTGTGTAGCAACTAAACTTCTATCTATAAAGAAATCTACTTTGCCAGTGCTTTGAACTCTAATACTTAATGTTCTATAAGTATCATCTGCAAAATCAATACCTGAGTCAGTTGAAGTTTCTGTACCATCTTTTTCAGTTTTACAAAGAATAGAAGCATCCCCATCGTCTACTTGAAATACAATTCTATCAGCTGCTGATAACATAGCTTCTGGATTAGTTGCAAAGTTAACTGTAAAACCTATGCAAAAATCCATCTGGTCAGCATCAGATAATTTAGCTTTTGCTTCAAACCATAAATCTTTTCCTGATTGCACTGCAAAAATTTCATTTTTTTGAATTGATGCACCATCGTTATCTGTTGTACCTGCTGAAGTTAAAGCCACTTCACCACCAACTGTGTCTGCTACTATTGCTACAGACGCACCTGAATCTTTTACAACTGTCCATCTATGTCCAGTATTTGAATCAAATCCAATTCTGTCAAAGTCATCCATATATGCTATGTAATCAGGATTTCTGTCTATTGGTAAATTTTCGAACCATTTTTTTGTTCCGTCTTTTCCTGCAAACAAAATAGGTCCTGTAAAATGTACTGCCATTTTTATCTCCTAGTTTAAAGATATAGTCCTCTAGGGGGTCTGCCAAGCCAGTCTATATCAGTTATAAAATTCTTGGTACTAACAGTATACAAAAAAAAAGAGGACTATGTAAGTCCTCTTTCGTTTTTTCAAATTTAATAAATTAATCGTATGTAATTTGTGTGGTGTAGTCCACATCTTCAAAAAACTGATTTAAATTTGATAACATATCTTCACATTGTTTCATAGCATATTTGTTACCTTCAGTTTTGTTTTCAATTTTTTTTAATTTTTTTAACATATTAGAAAAAAATTTATAATCTTTTTGTGCTTGATTAATTTGCTCCATTATATCCATTATGCAATCTCCTTTATTCTATATAAATTTATAGTATTAGTGTCTACCCACTCCCAAGAATAATTTTCACTATTCTTAAAACCAAATATGTCCATAACTTTTTCTGTGTCATATTCTTCTTTATTTCTAATCCAGTCATGTAAGGAACTACCATATGCAAACTGTAATTCTAATAATTCATCACCAGTATAAATAAATGTGTAATCATTAGACCAACTAGTAACACCTAATTTATTAAAATAATTTTTAGCATTTCTTCTTAATGTTTGTAATTCTGTTATCATTTTTTTCTCCTTTGTTTATAAAATAATTATATCAGATTAGAAGTGATATGCAAATATATCTATGTAACACGCAGAAAAGCTGTATTTTTAAATTTTTATTATTTTTAAAAACAACGAATCGATTCGTTTTAGCATCAATTATCACTTCTTTTTTATACTTTGTGCTTTTGTAAATACCAGAAAACTAGGCACTTTGACTTTTATGGTCAGTATGATATAATGGTATGTAACAACAAAGGAGTAAAATATGTATATAAATGGAGAACAAAGAATAATGAAATTGACTAAAGCCTTCAAGGAAAGGGTTGCATTAGATATTAAACCTTTTATTGAAGAAGGTCATAATACTTTTTACAAACTAAAAAAGGTTTTGCCTCAATACGAGGATAGAGAATTAAAAGCTGGTTTAAAATATGCATCTAAAAATTATCTACCACGAGCAATCTTTTCAGGAAAAGGTGTAAGAGCAAGAATGGCTATTGAAAACTATTTAATAGTTAAACCTAAAACTAAGAAAATTTATCAAGTCGTAAAGC